TTACAGGTTACGATCCAGAGTAATAAATACCTGCCCTAAAGCAGTCACTTCATCAACGCCACATTCGAAATGGCTTTCCTGACGGCTCACTTGCAGGCGGTTACCAGGAATGCGGGCCACATCGTAAACATCCAGATCACCGTCGATATCCAGCAACCAGCGGCCATTGCCCGGATGCGTGCTGCCCAGATCGATAATCCATGAATGATTGCCTTTCACGATATACGCAGGTTGTGCCAGCGAATCGTCCAGCAGTGAAGGATCGACCGCCCAGAGACCTTCTTCCTCGAGCGCACCGCCACGCAATCTTAACTTTTTAAGCTGGCGGATTTCACCTGACGCCATGGCAGCCAAAGAGCTTGCATCCTGCATCGAGCCTTTGCCCGTTGCCAGCCAGCGCAACGACACGCCGGTATCCAGCGCACAGGCTACGACCACATCACCGGGGAAATAATCTCTTCTTACCCAAGTGCTTATCGTGCCAGATGACAATCCATACAGATCCCCCAGTTCCTTCTGCATGCTAAAGCCGTAAGCCTGAAGCATACGCATCAAAACAGCTTTTCCACCTTCAAGTTCATCTAATTGCATCTGGCGAAAACCCCTGAATCTGTAAATATCATCTTGACAACTCGCAAATGCAAGCTTAGATTGATTATGTAATGTACCGACAGACGACCATGATACCAAATTTACGGCGTCATGGAGAAATAAGGAGACGCGATGTTTTTAGGAACAGAGCAGCAGCGCCAGACCGGCCTGCGCCATATCGCTCATCTGAAAGAAACCTATTTTTCCCGCAATAAAAGCAGGGTTGAGGTTATTTTTGATCAGGCCCCTGAAAAATGGAAACTCACATTATGTTTTCATGCAGGTCTTAAACGCCATCATACCTTTCTGGCGTATTCACAATTAAATGAGGAAGAACAGTTGAAAATTACACAGGCTTTATTATCACTTCGCCATTTCACGGCGATATTTAAAGGGGAACTTTGCTGATGGCTGACTGGATAGATGAATCACAGGAATACCAATTGAAGGTACTTGAAACGCAGATTTCGCAGGCGACCCGCATGCAGCGCGCCTTCAACCTTCTTCTGCGTTGATTGCGATGCTTCCATTCCGGAACAACGCAGGAAAATTATTTCGGGTGTACAGCGATGTATTGAATGTCAGGAAATTGAGGAGATTAAAAGAAAGAATTATCGGCCAGTATAAACTGACAGATCCATATCACTAAAATTAATCAACGCGCTGGAAATAATATTATTTCCGGAGGGAATTCTTTATTTCATTTTTCGGGAAACGGATATGTCAGATAATATCAGAGACAGAATCATCCCTTCGTCACCGCCCACGCTTAACCCGACATCCGTACAATATTTTGCAGGTGCCTGGTGGTGGAATGCCCCCCGCGCGGCGCTCAGCAATCCGCTGGAAAAGCCCCTGACTCGTGATTTTTGTCAGCGCCAGCAAATGGCCCTTTCTCAGCTGGCAACGCTGCCCCGGTGCCTGCGCGCGCCTTTACATCAGCGATATACATTTTTGCTGGAAACAAAAGGGGTACGCGCTGCATTTCATTTCCTGATGACAGTTTTCACCCAACGCTTATGGCCGCGTATTAAGCAGGTAAATGCGCGAAACACACTGAATCGTCAAATCTCGCAAAAGCTACTTACGGAAGAAGAAACGTTTAACCGCTTGCCCGATCTTAATGATGATGGTCTGAGAAGGCTGGCCAACAAACTGGCTGTGCATATGCAGGATGCCTATGAATATCACTGTGAATGCTGGTTAAAAGACAGGCCTGACGGATCCGGCGTGTTATTACTCGACAGCACCCAGCAGGAGATTTACGGACATGTCGCCGCGATGGCGCGTTCCTGCCGCGTACAGCCTCTTTACTGGCAGAAATGGCAAAAAGGCCGCATGACAGCGCATTTGGCTGTCGCCAGCATTTCACGCCTGGTCAGCGGCGAGTGGTGGGAAAAACAGCTGCGTTCAAAACAGCGCTTGTGGCGTGAATCCCTGATGATTGCCTGCGGTTATGTCAGCCGTGCGACATCACCTTATGCCAGTAAAAACGCCATCCGTGACGTGGTGTCACGCCGCTTATCCGCCATCAATTACCTGAAACAATGCCAGCTTGAAAATGTTGAATCCGGTGAAACGCTGAGTCTGCTGGATACCGTATTAGCCAGCATTTCCAATCCCAAACTTCGTCGTATGGAACTGATGACGCTGATTGCCGGTGTTGAAGATGTCGCTGACCAGCAGCGCGACTGCGGGCTGTTTATTACGCTGACCACGCCGTCAAAATATCATCCGCTAAAAACGACTGGCACCGGTTCATCACCTGTTTTTAACCAGAAATGGGATCAGCACGCGTTTACCCCCAAAGATGCGCAGCGTTATCTGGTGGCTGTCTGGGCAAAAATCCGGACCACTTTTAAAGACCGGCACCTGAAAGTTTATGGCGTGCGCGTCGTCGAGCCACATCACGACGGCACACCGCACTGGCACATGATGTTATTCACACCGCCGGACCAGCAGCAAAAAGTGACCGAGGTTATGCGTCGTTATGCCCTTGAAGAAGATCCGGATGAGCCGGGTGCCGCTGAGTCACGTTTCAATTGCAAGCCGCTTAACCGGGGTGGCGCAGCCGGATATATCGCGAAATACGTCGCCAAAAATATTGATGGGTACGCGCTCGATGGCGAAACTGATTTTGACTCCGGTCGCTTGCTGACCGATGTCGCCACGGCGGTCACGGCCTGGGCATCGACGTGGAGGATCCCGCAATTCCACGCCATCGGTATTCCTTCGGTCGGCGCCTGGCGCGAATGCAGACGGATCCGCCACCAGAATCTGACCAACCGTTTTGACGCGCGGGTTGAAAACGTGCGCAGCGCTGCCGATGACGGTGATTTCGCCGGCTATATTCAGGCACAGGGCGGTATTCACATTCCCCGCAAAGCGCAGACAGTTCGCGTTGCCCGCCAGCTCAGCGAGGAGAAAAATGCCTATGACGAACCCCGCAATAAAGTCATCGGCATTTACGCGCCTCATCTTGGCATCTCCCCTATCTTTCTGACACACACTGAACAATGGCGGATTGTCCGCCACCGGCCTTCTTATCCGGAAATAACAGAGATTCGCCTGCCTTGGAGTTCTGTCAATAACTGTGGATCACCGCCTGTCGGACAAAGTGAGTTATTGATACAAAAATCGCGCCAATAAAAATTTATGCATAAATTCAATGAATTATAAATTTTAAAATACCCTGACTGTTGACGTATTAGATCAATTAAAGAATACTGTATATAAACACAGTATCTGGCGAGGGGAGAAAATGGAAAACCTGACTAAACAACAGCTAACGTTGTCCAGGATACAATTGATCGCAGACATTTCGCAGACGGCGCAATGCAATCCAAAAGAATTTCTGGTCGTGATGTCACTGATCTCAGAGCTCGCCAGCCAGGCGCTGACTGACGAGAACCAGGACGTTGTGTATTGCAACGGGAGCGCTGACGACACCCACTGATTGCCAGATCCTGCGGCGGTAGTAGTCAACATTGCAGGCGCTTGCCCGACCGGTTTCCCTCCGGACTAAGCGCCCCGCCCTCTCCCTCCGTTCGCTGCCTGCTTACCTGTTGTGCCAGCCGTTTCACATCCCGCTCAGATTGCCGCCCGGCGTGCTATTGCGCAGACTGAACTCACCTCCTGACGATGTCACTCACTTGTGGAGAAACCTCATGAAAGTCTATGCAGAACAGGGCGATACCCTCGATTCTCTTTGCTGGCGCTATTACAACCGCACGGCGGTCGTCGTCGAAAAAGTGTATGCCGCTAATATTGGCATCGCGGATTTAGGCCCGCTATTACCTCACGGCACGGCCATCGTTATGCCCGACATTGCAGAACAACCCGTACAGGAAGCGCTCAAATTATGGGACTGAATACAGAACGTATCAGTTCAGGCTGCGCCTACTTCATTGCCACCTCGCTGACCTGGCTCGCCAGTCTGACATCACAGGACGTCGCCTTTCTGATCGGTTCAGCAGTGGGTGTTGGCACGTTTTTGATCAACTGGTACTACCGGCGCAAAAGCTACCAGTTGCTGGCACGTAAAAGCCTGAGCAAAGATGACTATGAAAACCTCAACTCTTAAACGCTGCAGCGCCGCCATGGTTTTAGGGTTGATGGCGACACTTCCAGGTTACCTGTCATTGCAGGTGTCGGAAGAAGGGTTGCGGCTGATCACCGATTTTGAAGGCTGCCAGCTGCAACCCTACCAGTGCAGTGCCGGGGTATGGACCAGCGGTATCGGTCATACGTCAGGCGTTAAACCGGCGCAGGAAATAACTGAACATCAGGCCGCTAAAAACCTGCTGGCCGATATTCAGCACACTGAGCGCACCATAAAAAAGTGCATGCCGGTCACGATGCCGCAACCGGTTTTTGATGCTGTGGTGTCCTTCAGTTTTAACGTCGGCGCCGGCGCAGCGTGCAGATCAACACTGGCGTTTTTCATCAACAAAAAACGATGGCAACAAGCCTGTGACCAGTTGCCACGGTGGGTTTTCGTCAATGGCGAACGCAACCGGGGTCTGGAACACAGGCGAAACGCCGAACATGCCCTCTGCCTGAAAGGTGTCTGAATGCGCACATTACTGGCCATTCTGGCTGCAACGGCTCTGCTGATTGCCATGTTGATACTTTCCAACCGCTCATTACAGCACGACCTCAACAATGCCAGTCAGCAACGCGATGCCCTGATGTCACAGTTACAACAACGCGAGCAGTTGATCGCCACACTGAATCAGCAAATGCGTCAGCGTGAACAGGCTGAACTGTCGTTACGCCAAAACCTCAGTGCCGCGCGGCAGGTGATGCAAACCCGTGAACAACAAAGGCAGAGGAGCCTCCATGAAAATCTGCAAACCCGTCAGTGGGCTGATAACGGGTTGCCTGCTGATATTAGCCGGCTGCACCAGCGCCCCGCCTTCAGCTCCGCCAGCGATTATTTACATTGGCTGTCCGGCGGTGAGCTCTTGTCCGATACCGGCCAGTCACCCCGTCACTAATCAGGACCTGAGTGCCGACATTCTTCAGCTGGAGTCCGCGCTGATGGATTGCGGCTTACAAATTGAAGCCATCAAACAGTGTCAGGAGGCACAACATGCAAAAACCAATTCAGTTGCAACAGCGGCTCATTGAACAAATCCCCCTGCTTGCGGCCGCACCTGAAAAACTGGTGATCGCCACCGGGCCGGTCAACGTGGTGGCCACATCCGCACCGTCGCTTTCTTTTGAGTACCGCTATCCGCTGACGATGACGATCACTGACGATACGCTGAGCGAAACGCTGGTCGACTTGGCCGTGGTCACTGTTCTCGACTGGCTGCAGGTTAATCAGCCTGAAATTCTCGGCAACGCCCTGCACCGGCTGAATGATTTTACCTTTACTCAGCAGGAACGAAGCCTCGTTCTGTTGCTGCAACTGACGGAACGCGTCCAGGTAAGTGACAAGGATGAGGTGCGCACGATCACTCATCTGCCGGAGCCGCCGCTGCCGGAAAACGTGGCGCTGCCGCGTCAGGTTTATCTCAACGGTGAACTGATCAGCAGCTGGACCGTGTAACTCAACGCCTCGTTGTGCCATCCACTGTCGGACGGCCACAGGTTGTCGCCCAACCCTCTGAAACGGCATCCTTTATCTCATGAACACAACTCTTCAACTCAACGACATGATGCGGCTGATTGGCAATATGGTGCGCATCGGCAAGGTCTCAGAACTGGATCTTGCCAACGCCCGCTGCCGCGTTGCCACAGGCAGCAATGTGACGGCCTGGTTGCCGTGGATGACGCACCGTGCCGGACGCACGCGCAGCTGGTGGGCACCCTCCGTCGGTGAACAGGTCTTACTGCTCTCGATGGGGGGCGAACTCAATACGGCATTCGTTTTGCCGGCGGTTTTCTCCGATGCCTCGCCCGCACCTTCATCCTCGGCGGACGCCCTTCATCTGGTCTTTCCGGACGGTGCCATTTTTGAGTACGAACCGGAAACCAGTGCACTGAAGGTCACCGGCATTAAAACCGCCGTGATCAATGCGACGCAGAAAGTGGACGTTACCGCACCCGAAATCCGCTGTACCGCCAGCACCCGCATCACGCTGGATACGCCGGAAGTGGTGTGCACCCGCAAACTGACGACAGGTTCACTCGAAGTGAAACAAGGCGGCACGCTGACCGGCAACTTAACCCACAGCGGCGGCAACCTGACATCCAACGGCATTGTTGTGCATACCCACCGGCACAGCGGTGTACAGACAGGCAGCGGTCAGACTGGAGGCCCGCAATGAGCAATCCAAAATATCTGGGGATGAACAGAAACAGCGGTATCGCCATTGAGGATCTCGACCATATCCGCCAGTCCGTGAGCGACATTTTAAATACACCGGTCGGTTCAAGGGTGATGCGCCGCACTTACGGTTCGTTGCTTTCAGAGTTGATCGACCAGCCGCAAAACGGCGCCCTGCGACTGCAGATGATGGCAATTTGCTACACCGCTCTGCTGCAGTGGGAACCCCGCATTTCACTGAATGCCATCACTTTCGACACCGGTTACGACGGCAAGATGGTGGTGGAACTGACCGGAAGCCGTACCGACACGGCAACGGATTTTTCCCTGAATATTCCTGTGAGCTGATACTTATGGCAACGATCGATTTGAGCCAGTTACCGCCCCCTGATGTGGTCGAAGAACTGGATTATGAAAGCCTGCTTAAAGCACGTAAAACGACGCTGATTTCGCTCTATCCCGCCGATCAGCAGGAGGCCATCAGCCGCACATTGACGCTGGAATCCGAGCCACTGGTCAAACTGTTGCAGGAGAATGCCTACCGCGAACTGATCCTGCGCCAGCGAGTTAACGAAGCCGCCCGCGCGGTGATGGTTGCCTATGCGACGGGCAGTGATTTGGATCAGCTGGCGGCGAATTTTAACGTTCAGCGCCTGGTTCTACAGCCTGCGAATAACAATACAATCCCACCAACAGCCGCCGTTTTAGAAGCCGATAGCGATTTACGCATGCGTATTCCTCAGGCATTCGAAGGGCTGAGCGTGGCAGGGCCGACAGGCGCTTACGAATATCATGCGCGCTCGGCAGACGGACGCATCGCGGATGCATCGGCCATCAGCCCGTCTCCCGCAGAAGTGACAGTCACCATTTTGTCACGTGACAACGATGGCGTTGCCTCTGCTGATTTGCTCGTTGCCGTGGAGAAGGCACTGAACGATGAAGATGTCCGGCCTGTCGCCGACCGCGTCACTGTGCAGGCGGCAGATATTGTGCCTTATCAGATTGATGCCGTGCTGTATGTCTTACCCACACCTGAAATTGAGCCTGTCCGGGCGGCATCAGAAGCGCAGTTAAAAACGTATATCAATACGCAAAGTCGGCTAGGCCGCGATATCCGGCTTTCTGCCATCTATGCCGCTTTGCATGTTGAGGGCGTTCAGCGGGTCGAGTTGTCATCGCCGCTGGCGGATATCGTGCTTGATAAAACTCAGGCGTCACTCTGTACCGGTTACTCACTGACAGTGGGAGGCTCGGATGAGTGACCGTCTTTTACCTTCCGGTTCCACACAACTTGAAGTCGCGGCCGCACAGGCGTTATCGCAAATCGGTAATCTCAGCGTTCCTCTTCGTGAACTCTGGGATCCTGATTTCTGTCCGCTGGAATTACTCCCCTATCTTGGCTGGGCATTTTCGGTTGACCGCTGGGATGAAAACTGGACGGAACCAGCGAAACGCTCCGCAGTTCGCGCAGCCTGGTTCGTCCATAAACACAAAGGCACTATTGGCGCATTACGCCGGGTCGTTGAACCGCTCGGATATTTAATCCGCGTCACTGAATGGTGGCAGACCCACGATGTTCCGGGCACTTTTCGCCTCGATGTCGGCGTGCTGGAAACGGGTATCACTGAGGAGATGTATCAGGAACTCGAACGCCTGATCACTGATGCCAAACCCTGTAGCCGCCATCTGATTGGCCTCTCCATCAATCTGGACGTGACGGGAGATTTTTATATCGCCGCAGCGACTTACGACGGCGAAGAACTGACGATTTATCCCTATCTCCCTGAAACCATTACCGCCTCCGGCCCTGCGTTTACCGGTTCAGCCATTCATTTAATCGACAACCTGAGAGTGAACTATGACAGCTAAATATTATGCGTTGCTGACCAATCTGGGTGCAGCGAAACTGGCCAATGCTACGGCGCTGGGTACCCAACTCAGCCTGACCCAAATGGCGGTCGGTGATGGCGGCGGTATTTTGCCAACGCCCGATCCGGCACAAACAAAATTGATTGGCGAAAAGCGTCGTGCCTCACTCAACGCACTTAGCGTTGATCCGGCGAATACTAATCAGATTATCGCCGAACAGATCATTCCTGAAGATCAGGGCGGATTCTGGATCCGTGAAATTGGTTTATTCGATCAGGACAATACGCTGATTGCCATCGCCAACTGCCCTGAAACCTATAAACCGCAATTACAGGAAGGCAGTGGCCGGACGCAGACGGTTCGTATGATTTTAGTGGTAAACAGCACGGACGCGGTAACGCTGAAAATTGATCCGTCTGTGGTGCTGGCAACGCGCAAATATGTCGATGATAAAGTCATCGAAGTTAAGGCGTATGCGGATGATCTGCTGGCAAAGCATGTGGCGGCTGTGAATCCACATCCACAATACGATCTGCCTGTTGGCATTCCTCTTCCCTGGCCGACAGCAACACCACCAGCCGGTTGGTTAAAATGTAATGGCGCTGCGTTTGATAAGGCAAAGTATCCGAAACTGGCACTAGCCTATCCATCTGGTTTATTGCCAGACTTACGTGGGGAATTTATTCGTGGTTGGGATGATGGAAGAGGAGTTGATACAGGGCGAGTGATCTATAGTTCCCAAGATCATTCTATTATTGCTCATACACATAACGCGCCGACATCAGATGGTTCCGAATTGAATTCAGGGACATATGAAGTCCCCGGGCACTTATCAAATAATAGTTATAAGGGATATGATTACTCGCCACCAGTGCCGACATCATCTACTGGCGGTAATGAAACTCGCCCTCGCAATATCGCTTTTAATTATATTGTCCGGGCCGCCTGACCCTAAGCGATACGCATAAAACACCCAATTTATCAAAGAGATAATTGCCATTATCTCTTTTTTATTCTCTGCTTCTGTTGTGCCACCGCCCCCACGCCTCTGATCAAATGCGCTTTCTGTTGCGAACCGGCATCCTTGCTTCACCCCCCACAACAGAGAGAGTCACCCTGATGGCTGATTATCATCACGGCGTGCGTGTTGTCGAAATCAACGACGGCACCCGCATTATTTCCACCGTTTCCACTGCAATTATCGGCATGGTTTGTACCGCAGAAGATGCGGATGCGACCATTTTCCCTTTGAATACTCCGGTTCTGATCACTGATGTTCTGGCAGCCAGCGGTAAAGCCGGTACCAGCGGGACGTTGCGCGCAGCGCTTCTGGCGATTGCCGATCAGTGTAAACCGGTCACCGTCGTGGTACGTGTCGCCACGGGTGAAGATGAAGCGGCTACCACCAGCAATATCATTGGCGGTTCTGATGCTAATGGCCGTTACACCGGCATGAAGGCGCTGCTTTCTGCGCAGGCAGAGCTGGGCGTGAAGCCTCGTATTCTGGGTGTTCCGGGGCTGGATAATCTGGCCGTCGCCACTGCGCTGGCGGGTGTGTGTCAGCAGTTGCGTGCGTTTGGTTATGTCAGCGTTTACGGCGCGAAAACCCTTTCTGATGCGATCAAATACCGCGACAACTTCAGCCAGCGTGAACTGATGCTGATCTGGCCGGACTTCGTGAACTGGAATACCACCACCAGCCAGTCTGATATCGCTTATGCCACCGCCCGTGCTCTGGGTTTACGCGCCAAAATTGACCAGGATACCGGCTGGCATAAAACCTTGTCCAACGTCGGCGTCAACGGTGTGACCGGTCTGTCCGCCAGTGTCTTCTGGGATTTGCAGGCCACCGGCACCGATGCCGATTTACTGAACGAAGCTGGTGTGACGACGCTGGTGCGCAAAGACGGCTTCCGTTTCTGGGGTAACCGCACCTGCAGCGATGACACGCTGTTCCTGTTCGAAAACTACACCCGTACCGCGCAGATTCTGGCTGACACCATGGCGGAAGCGCACATGTGGGCGGTCGATAAACCCATGACCCCGACACTGGTGCGCGACATGATCGACGGCATCAAAGCCAAAATGCGCGAGATGAAATCAGCGGGTTACATCATTGACGGTGACTGCTGGTACGACGAAACCGCGAATACAGCGGAAACGCTGAAAGCTGGCAAACTTTACATCGATTACGACTACACCCCGGTTCCTCCACTGGAAGATCTGACCCTGCGCCAGCGTATCACCGACTCGTATCTGGTGAACTTTGCCGCGTCCGTAAACAGCTAAGGAGACAAAGACTCATGGCACTTCCAAAGAAATTGAAATACCTGAACCTGTTTAATGACGGGAACAGCTACCTCGGTCTGGTCTCTTCGCTGACACTGCCGAAACTCACCCGCAAACTGCAAAACTATCGTGGTGGCGGCATGAGCGGTTCGGTCGCGGTGGACTTCGGTCTGGATGATGATGCGCTGACACTGGAATGGTCCATCGGCGGTCTGGATGAACTGGTTCTGCAGCAATGGGGCAGCACATCGGATATTCCGCTGCGTTTTGCCGGTTCACTGCAACGTGACGACACCGGCGATGTGTCGGCAGTTGAAGTGATGATGCGTGGCCGCCACAAAGAGTTTGATTTCGGCGAGTACAAACAGGGTGAAGACACTGAGACCAAAGTCACCACCCAGTGTACGTACTTCAAACTCACTATCGACGGCAAAGAACTGATTGAGATCGACACCGTCAATATGGTGGAAATCGTCAACGGCGTTGACCGTCTGGCGGAACATCGCACCGCACTCGGCTTGTAATCTCTTCCCCAAGCCGGCAGCTATTGCCGGCTTCATCTCCGATTTAAGCAGGAAACGTATGAATCTTACTGACATCAACGACAACACCGTGATTTTAGATGTTCCGCTAAAACGCGGTGAAATGGAAATCACTGAAATTCAGGTGACTAAACCGACAGCAGGCAGCCTGCGAGGCATCGGCCTCGCAGCGCTGGCAAACGCCGATGTGGATGCTCTGATCACTATTTTGCCGCGCATCACGTATCCGAACCTGACCAAAGAAGAGTGCTCACGCCTGGAACTGCCTGACCTGATTGCGCTGGCAGGCAAGGTGATTGGTTTTTTATCGCCGAAACCGGTGGTGTAAGCATTGCGCCCCGTCTCACCGTGGATGACCTGATGGCTGATATCGCGGTGATCTTTCACTGGCCGCCGTCCGAGATGGACGGCATGTCACTCACCGATCTGTTGAACTGGCGATATAAGGCATTGCAACGCAGCGGAGTAAAAACAGATGAGTAATCTCGAACAGTTACCCGACACGCTGGAAAAAATAAATCAGGATCTGGCCGTCTTCAGGGCAGAAACAGACAGGGTCAGGAAAAACCTGCTCGCGCTGCCCGGGAAGACGTTATTCAGCGTTGTTTCAGAAGATATGGCTGATGCTTCCCTTCAGTTTGAAACGTCACTGTTCGCCCCCGACAGCGGGACAGAAACGCAGGCATTTTCTGGTCTGAAAAAAAAGGTGGCCAGCCAGTCCTTAGAAAAGCTGCGCCAGCAACGCCCGATGCAAATGGAACACAAAGGGCAGGAGATCGGGCAACAGTTTAAAAATCGCGAACTGAAAATTGGCCAGTTAAAAAATATTAGCTCGTCTGCCCTTTCCTTTGCACAACCGAAACTGGCGCTGGCACAAAACTTTCTTAAACCGGGTGCAGAGCTAGAATCCGGACTGGCTGAAGTGCAGTCTGTTCTCGGCCTGAAAAATGACGATCCACAACTGGCGGCTTTACGCCAGCAAAGCTTGTCGATGGCGGCTGCCGGCCATTCACCGGCGGAAGTGGTCGCTAAACAGCAGGCACTCGCTAAAAACGGAATGAATGCCGATCAGGTTCTGGAACAAACACCGGCGGCACTGAATGGCGCAACGCCTGCGGCGCAGATGGCGGTGACCGTGAAAGGCGACAATCTGGATGGCGATATCACCAAGCTTTTTGCCACCTGGGACACTATCCGTATCAACCTTTTCGACGGGCAAAGTGCCGCCCTGCGTGAACTGACGCAAACCGCCGCCAGCTGGCTGGGCACGATCAATACCTGGATTACTGATAATCCCGTTCTGGTGAATTCCCTGCTCGGTCTGGCATTAGGTATCACCGGCATCATCGGCGGGCTGGGCTCGCTCGGCATGGTCATTGCACCGGTGCTGAGCGGTATCAATATGCTGATGGCGGGAGCCGGTTTGCTGGGAACCATTTTTACCGGTACCGGCGGCGTTATTGCTGCAGCCTTTGCCGCCATCGGACTTCCGCTGCTGCCAGTCATCGCGCTGATTGCCGGGATTGGCATTGCGGTGGTGAAACTCTGGGAGCCGATCAGTGCCTTTGTCGGCGGAGTGATTGACGGATTTACTGCGGCAATGGGGCCAATAAGTGGCGCGTTTGCACCGTTCAGAACCGCGCTGGGATGGATTACGGATTTGTTTGAGCCCATTCACTTCACACAGAACACCCTGAGCGGCTTCACTGATATCGGCAAAGCGGTCGGAGAAGCAATCGCAGAGATTTTCGTCACGCTCAATAAAGCCGTCTCCCAAATTGGCGAAGTCTTCAACTGGGCAAAAAAAGGATGGGACTCCCTTTTTGGCGACAGTGAACCCGCTGAACGCCCGGATATCTCAGCACCACCGTCAGACAGCATATCCCCAACCGGCGGCGCGCTGAACCTGTATCAGCCAGCTAAAAGCAGCGTGGCCAACAACCTGACGGATAACCGGGCGACGACCGTGAACTTAAGTTTTACCGCGACACCGGAGACGGATCATAACCAGATCAGAACCTGGATCGAGGATTCGTTAAACCAGCGGGAATGGAACAATACCAACAATCTTCTCAGCCAGTACAACAACGGAGGGATTTACCTATGATGATGTCGCTGGGTTTATTCGTGTTTAAATTAAACACGCTGCCGTATCAGAATACTTCCCGTCAGGTAAATTATGGTTGGGGCACCAATACCCGGTTTGGACAGCGCCCGGTCTCGCAATTTCTTGGACTGGGTGAAGAGGCCATGACCCTCAAAGGGCAACTGTTGCCCGAAGTTACCGGTGGAGTACGGTATCTGCAAGCGCTGCAGGTTATGGCGGATTCCGGGCGCGCATGGCCGCTCATTGAAGGCAGCGGGACGATTTACGGCATGTTTGTTATCAAAAGCATAACCAATGACAATGCCGAGTTTAACTCCAGCGGCCAGGCGCGAAGCATCACTTTCACGCTCAATCTGACGCGCGTCGATGAATCGCAGGCCGCCATGTTCGGCGATCTGCTGACTCAGGCCGAGGGCTTATATAACAAAGCCAGTTCGGCACTCAGCAATTTCGCCAGCGGAGCCTGATCATGCTTACTGATTTGCAGTTACCTGTCGGCGCACGCATCGCGCCTGTTTTTAGCTTAAAGATCAAAAATAAGGTGCTTGAGCAAAATATCTCTGACCGCATTATCAGCCTGACAGTGACTGACAAAAGTGGTTTTGAGGCGGACACCCTGACCCTGACTTTCGACGACAGTGATGGTCAGGTGCAAATGCCAGCCCGCGGGACTGTTTTACATCTGCACCTCGGATGGTCGAAGCAGGCGTTATATGACTGTGGTTATTTCACTGTAGATACTGTGAATCATCAGGGCTCACCGGACAGGATCGATGTCACGGCCCGGAGTGCCGATTTTCGGGGTTCTTTCGAGACAAAGCTCAGCCAGTCCTACGATGATTACACGCTTGGCGCGATTATCCGCATGATTTCCAGCCGCAACCAATTATCCCTGCCGGTCATCCCGCCGGAACTCGACAGCATTAAAATCCCACATATTGACCAGACAGAAGAGAATGACGGCTATTTCCTGACCCGGCTGGCGCAGCTTTACGGTGCTCAGGTAACCGTGAAAAATGGCGCCATTTTATTTTTCAAACCAGGCACAGGCCGTACCGCTTCCGGACAACCGCTTCCCTGGAAGACCCTCACTCGCAGTGACGGTGATAACCATATTTTCAAAATTGCCGACAAGAAGGCCTATGAGGGAGTGAATGCCCGATGGCATGACATTAAAACGGCAACAACAAGCAATGTCGCGCTAAAAAATACGTCTGAAAAAAGTTATACCGCAGGCACAAAAGATAACGTTCTCCAGCTCGCCAAAATATTTCCTGACGAGGAAACCGCAAAACGCGCAGCTGACTCTGTGTTTAATCAGGTTCAGGCAGATTCGGCCTCTTTTAGCATCCGTCTGGCGCTGGGGCGCGCAGACCTGAGCGCACAAACGCCGGTCAACGTGCAGGGGTTTAAAGATGTGATAGACAACCAGCGCTGGATCATCGATTCAGCCGTTCATAATCTTAATGAAAAAGGTTTCACGACGACATTGAATCTGAAGATTTATGTTGCAGATATCACCTACGAATCATCAATATTGCAATATTAACTTGCTTTTGCAAGATACGGGTTTCATAATCACCTTATCGCTTACCTGTCATGCCGGAGGTTTTTATGATGCATTGTCCGCTTTGTGGAAAGGTTGCCCATACACGTTCAAGCCGTTATCTGAGTGAATCCACGAAAGAACGCTATCACCAGTGTCAGAACATTGAGTGCAGCTGTACTTTCGCAACACACGAATCTGTCGCCCGGGTTATCTCAAAACCGGGTGGCCAGCCTGCCGCTGCGTAG